CGCACCGCAAACATAGTTACCATTCTTCAGGAATACTACCGAGAAGTTGCGGGAATATATCGAACCCCTCTTATTCGAGTAAACTTCAAAGCCATATTGATGAGTGCCAGTGGTTTCATTGAATGCTATCTCGTAACTGCCCACCTGAGCGTACACGGCTTGCGTAAGATTGAAGCTACCCTGTGATACTCCATCGTGCATGAATCGCCCGTATAGAGGCGTAGTGAAGTTCATACGAGCGTCCCAGGAAGCCTTAATGAAAGTTACTCCATTGCCTGTGGCAAGCGTGAGATTGTGCAATTCTGTGTAGTACGGTGTGGTTGTATATTCGGTGCCATTTGAAGCAATGCCAGAAACTACGTCATACGTTGCTCCTGCTATCGGTATTAGCAATAACATTGATGTAATACAAAGTATGACAAGTAGTTTCTGTATATTCACTTTATTGCCGCCTTTGCAACACCATATCCTTCTTTTGTGACAACATCAGTGCCTATTGCTACAAATAACGCTAGCACATAAGTTGTGGTCGTAATTGACCCCTGGGCCAGGTATGTTGCACCCATGACTAAAGACGTCCCTAACAACGCGCCCCTGATTACTGACTTCATTGCTTTATGATAGTCGAATGCTTCGTCTTTATCAGCTTGGGTTTCATATCCAAGATATGTTCGGACAATCCCGCCGACTGCTCCTATTACAAGGAGAATGAGTATTGGTTCCATTTTAATTCACCTTCTTCCTACATTCTTTGTCGTATCCTCTACACCAGCCGTTTCCTTCACCATCGTATGACTTAGTAATGATCGGCTGAACGAATTCTGTTATCGTTACACCCTGATTCTCGATCTTCTGCATCCATTCTCTGAGTTGCTGGTAATTATTCACCGATCGCCCGCTATTCGTGTTGTGGATCACTGCATCTTCAAGTATGTCCATCAACCATCTATCCCTTACTCCTGCATCATACGCAATCAGAGATACTTTGACTGTTTCATATTCGTTCATGTGTTCCGTCCTGAATTCGGGAGGGACGTATGCGCTTGCTGTGAAAGCAAACATTATTATGGTGATTATTATCACCAGTATTTTAGTTTTCATATATATCACCTGTATAATGCAATTACTAATCCTAAACCTGCAATCATGATGGTCATTAGACTCATATAAAATTTCGTTGCTTTCCGAAATCCAATCTCTTCATTTTTATGGTTGCAAACACAATCAATAGATTTTGCATGATTGTTCAGCCTTTGATGGAGTTTGGTAATCTCACTTTCAGCATGAGACAACCGAGTTCCGCACAATTCCTGACACATACTTAAATGGTCTTTCATATTCGATTCCATTGTATCCATACGCTGATTGATGTTAGTATCCATCGAATCAATCCTATCAATGATGAATTGTGGTTCCATTTTTGTGTACTCCTATGCGTTCGCCTTCTTCACTGAATAATTTGATGATGTTGCCGCCGCTTCTTCTGCAATTGTCTCGAATACAAGTGCTTTTGCTGCTAATCTTAAATTTTCTGCTTTTTTATCAAGACTGTAATACTTTGCCCCAGAGTCACCAGGGAGTCCGCCTGTGAAATGCAAACGTTCATACCAACCGGCTTTTGATAATAATGATGATGATGCTTTTGTGACTGAAACGGTAAGTGAGTACATATCTATCCATCCCTGTATCTCTCTTTCAGCTTGATCTATGATCTCCTGAAGTATCACGTCCGCTTCAGCAGTTCCTACCTGTTTCCTGAATTCAGCTACTGTAAGTGTACTCAATCTCCACACTCCGGCCTATTTCTTAGGTCTACCTTATTTGATTTCGCTATTGATGCCGTATCAACTGGTGTATTGTCTATTTTGTAAGTATCAGGATCGTTGATACCAAGACCTTCTGTTGTGATGTTGAGGTTAGTTAATCCATATTTTCCAGTCGTGTCTACTCCGGTTGAGTCTTTTAACGCCCTCTCGCGTTCTCTCTGCCATGCTCCTGAAAGTTCTTTTTCTGTTCCGGATGTAATCATTATCACACCAAAAATATTATGACATTTATTGCTGCGGCCGCTCCTGTCTGTGCTGCTGATGCTGTTGCCTTGATTGTCATTGCGCCAGCAACTACAACTCCGTGCGGGGTTGCTGCTGCTACCATCGTACTATCAACTGTTACTGCACCTTCTGGGATTGTTGCTTTTGAATAATGTGATGTAGTATCTTCATCGAGAATAGCAAAGGTTACTGTTGTGGCAGCTCCGACCAATGCAGGAACATCATATATCATCTTTATAACTCTACCGTTCAAATCCAATGTTGTTGAACCTATTGTGCCTTCTGCTGCAATAGTTATTGGAACTACTTTTCTTCGTACCGGGTATGCTTTATCTCGTTTCTGGTCAAAGTTCGATGTGGTTGTAACCATTGAATCCTCACATAATGTAAACTATGACATTGATCAATTGATCTCCTGTCTGTGCTCCTGCGGATGCCGTGGCTACGAAGGTTACTGCACCTGCTACTGCGATCCCGTGCGGGGTTGCCGCGGCAACCATACCTACATCAACTGTTTTTGCGTTCTCTGCAATGGCGGCTTTTTGATAATATGTAGAATCATCCTCATCAAGAACATCTATAGTTACTGTGCCTGCGCCTGTCAGATTAGGAATATCATAAATCATCTTTATTATCCGTCCACTAAGTTCCTCTGTAACTTCTGCGCTGCTTTCAGTGTTCAGAATAGTTATTGGAATAACTCTTCGCGCTACAGGATATGCTTTATCCCGCCTCTGGTCAAACGTAGTTATTACTGTTACTACCATATATTCCTCCTAAAAATTAAGAATGAAAGGCAGGATGTGCCTTTCAATCTCAGGTGTTTAAGAAGTCCAGTTCACTGTTGCAAGTGCTGAGGTATGCATTGCCTGTACATCGAACCGCATGGTAGCAGTGATGGTTTCAAGTTCCCGGACGATATCAGAGAATTTCTTGATCGTGACATCTCTCCTTATGGCGATGCCACACCCACGTTTCGCTTCCATGATAAGTGCGCCGACATCGTTTGAGTCCGTCCATGCCCAGGGATTCGTACCGTCTACCACAGTTGCATTTCCGTTATCAGTGACGAATGTGTTCATTCCATATAGTCTTTTAGGAATATTGCCACCGACTATCACCGAGTTGTTACCGAACTGCATTGCCTGGGATAGATTACCAGCACTCATCAGATCCGCTTCAAATGCAGAGTTCATGATGATGGTATCTGGGAAGAAACCATCTGCTTTTACAAGTGATGCTGCTTTCTTCATGATTGCCAAGCCGCCACCTGCTGTACTTGCACCTGCAAGAGTTGTGACGTTGGATGCAGCTTTGGCTGCTGTGCAAAGTTCTGTCAGGGCATTGTAGTTGAGCCTGTTCTCAAGTGATGCTCCGGAATAGAAGATTTCTTCTGCAACTGTATCTATAAGACCGTCCTCGACCATTTCAAATGATATTCTGGGTTTTACACCATATTTCTTTATGGCGAAATCTCTCTTATCATAGTCCTGTGTAAGGTCCTTGATCTCTGCACCTTCAGATACTTCATTTGCGTTGTTCTGTGTTGCTCCGAGGGGAACACGAAGTGCATTTGATGTTGGGTTATACATTGATGCCCCAACTGTCCTGATTATTTTCATCTTCTCAGCACCTGCAAGAACAGTTCTCTGGACCTGCTCCTGGATGATGCTGGTTGATTCGATTGCTTCTGTTAAAAGAAGTTCTGCGGCTGGTCTGCGAGTTGAATCGTCATCATTTCTCCATGCATCCAGTTCATTTGCACTGAGTGTGGCTGGAATCTGATGAATCAGAGTTCTCCTTGTTTTACTACCGATCCGATCTCCTTTCTGGTCTATTCGTGCTATATTTAGCATTGCCGCAAGAACTCTTACCTGCGGATTACTTCCTGCGCCAGATGGGACATTGCCCATCTGGTTGATCATTACTGTTTGTTCTGACATGATTTGATATTTGATTCTCCTTCTTGTTTTATTTTAGTCCTTTTATGCTGTTATTTCAACGATGTATCCTGGATCTAAATCACACAGTATCGCGCCATCTGCGGCCGCATGATCTTCTAATGCGAATCCTACAAGTGGGACTGGGGTGAGTGTTGCTCCTGTTGCAATATCTGCAACCGATACTGTTCCTGTTGTGGTTGTTCCGTATGCTCTCAGTGGATCGCCCTGATCTACTGTCCCTTGCGCCCCGTTCTGGACATATACTATACATCCTCTCATTGCTACAGCCACATGTGCGCCTGAATCTGCATCGTATAATGCAACCCCGACAACTGTACCTGTGGTTCCTGTAGCGCAAGGATGAACCGTCCACGCTACTCCCGTTCCATGAAATGCTACAACTTGTCCTGCGCTGATATCTGCTCCTGCTATGAAATCATTGATATTATCGCCTGAAACGAGAACATTCCTCACTGCCGCCCATGCTGCTAAGTCTGCCATGTTTCATTCCTCCTACGCTGTTGTAAGATATCCGGGTGCGATATCACAAGCGAGTTGCTGCCCTGCTGCTGCCGCAGTAATGTTTTCAATAGCAAACCCCACATACATATTGTTGGCTGGAGTTACTACTCCGGCTGATGGTGCTTTTGCTCGTACTGTCCCGGCAGTTGTTGCTGCGATCATTACATCACCAGCTTCAACATTTTCGTTATCAAGTCCATTCACAACGTATGCTATACATCCTCTGCAAGCAACCGTTACTTCGGCTCCTGACGCTGCATCGTAAAGTGCGACCCCGACTATAGTTGCAGTTGTTGTATTTACACACGCTTGCACTGTTCTGGCTGTAGTTGGACCGGTTCCGTGAATTGCTACTACCTGTCCCGCGCTAATTGCAGCCCCGGCGGTAAATTGCTGAACATTTTTGCCTGAAATAAGAACCTGTCTTATTCCTGTTGGCCATGTTGCGTTTCCCATATTTTAGCCTCCTTATGCCGCCGGTGTTAGATAGGTCGGATTGATATCTATCTGGAATTTGAGTCCGTCCGTGTACGCTGCTGCATCTTCAAGAGCATATCCGACAATTGCTGCCGGAGCTACACCGCCAGATAATGCTTTAGCCGAAACTGTCCCGGCAGTTGTTGCTGGAGCTAATGGATCGCCCTGATCTATGGTTGCATTGTCTTTTCCGTTCACGCCATAGGCTATGCATCCTCTGCAAGCTACTGAGAATTCTTCTCCAGTAGACGCATCTTCCAATGCAATACCTACGCAAGTCCCGGTTGTTCCTGTAACTGCTGCCTGTACTGTTCGGGCCGCAGTCGGCCCTGTAAGATTGATTGCTACAACCTGCCCAGCGAGTATCGTTCCACCTGCCGTGAATTGCTGGATATTATCTCCTGACACCAGAATATCCCTGTATCCTGCTGTCGGCCATACCGAATCATTCGCCATTTGGAATCACTCCAAGTCGTGAACGCTCACTGGTGCAAATTCTGGATCTGAATCGAGCTGTGCACTTACCCTTCTGCCATCCATTGCCGCCGAGATTGTGGTATGGATTACTGGCGTTTCAGAAAGTGCTTGTATCTGCCTCTGGAGTTCTTTGACAGCTCCATCATGACTTCTCTTTGCCAATTCAGCAGCATACTGTTTTACTGTTCCTTCGAGTTCAGCAATTTTACTTTTTGATGATTCGAGTTCAACAACCATTTTATTAAACTTGATTTTTCTTACTTCTTCAAGTTGAGCGGTTAGAACAGTTACATCCTGACTCTTGAGTTCCATTGCTTTTGCAAGTTGTGCTTCAAGTCCTTTGATGTCTGCCTGACCCCCGGTCTTCAACTCAGCAGCAGTTTCACCGGGAGAACCTGCTGGGTTCTGTGCTTGTTCAGTCATTGTATTTATTCCTTCGTTTATTGCTGATAGTTTAGCCATGTCTTTCATGGACGTTTTCATGTCATCGTCTATCATTTCTGGATGGTCTTTCATGTCTTTTATCATAGATTTCATGTATTCTTTTCGCTGCGCTTTATCCATCGCAGCATACATTTTATCCATGATTTCTTTATCCATTGTTGTTGGATTTTCTTTCATGAAATCCATCATTTTCATCATATCTTCTTTTGAGAAATTTGCCATTTCAGTTTCTCCTTCATTGAAAGTGCAGACACGACATGCTCCTTTTCGCACTGTGACTGCCCCCATGAACATAATTCCGGTTGGTTTTGAACCGTCTAAGATATCTTCAAAAAAGAATTCTGGTGAAACATCCGTGATTTGCTTGCGCTTTATCAACGTAGCAATGTCTTTACCTAACGCAGTAGGATATATCCTTACATCGCCTTTCCATGTTGCTGGATTCAGGGATAACCGTGCATTCTCAATAGTCCCTATCTCATTCGTAAGTGGAAGATCTCCATAAAGATCATGCTGCGCTTTGAATGACATCTTCTTGAACGCCATTCTTGAAATTTCATTTGCCGAGTACATCAACGGTTTCTTGTTCAGTGAATCCGTCCACGTCCCTTCTGCCATTATAGTAACATCATGAAAAATCGTATCGCCTGTGCGCGGACAATCGGTAAACTTGACCATATCCTGTGGGAACGTCAGTATTGCAGACATCTTGGCTTTCTCTTTATGTCCCTCTTCATCTGCCTGCATCTTTCCACAGATTTTTTGGGCTTCTTCCTCTGTATGACCTCCAGCTTTCATCTTGAGTAAACAAAGTTCAAATGTTTCAAATCCGTGAAATGGCATATATTCATCATTATGATACTATGGTTATCATAATAATTCCTATGTTTTTATAGGAAACATCGGTTTCGTGGTATTATATGGACACCCGACAAAATCCCACTGAACCCATGCACGCATAGAACATCGCTGAGTATTATCCAATGACGTGGTATTTATTCCTATCCTGTAGTCATATACTCTGCACGTTTTGTCTGGTAGAAGATACTGACAATCAATGATCTTTTTACCGAGAATAATCTGGCAACAGCATCCACATTTCAAACATCTGCTTTCGTCCCAGAAATCGAAATCCCTAATCATCTTTAATGTTAGATAACTTTTTGATCTGCTGTCTTACGCAGGTTTGAGAAATAGATAAAGCAACTGCTATCTGATTATTGAACATACGGTCTTTATTATCAAGAATGAATTTTTTATCTGAATCCGTCAATGATTGTCCTTTCATGCTATCGGTTGCTGAACTCCTGGCGATTCTTTCGCTGGTTGTTCCTGTCCCTTTTGTCCTGGCACTTCTTGAGATGGTTTTGGCGCTGGTTCATTTATCAAATCTCCCGACTCGATATTAAAACGCTGTTGAATCCATTGAACTGGAAGAACTGAAAATGGTTGCTGCGGGGACGCCATCATGATTTTGCTTATCCATCCGGCAATCTCAACCTCGTCACTCGGATCAGGATCATTCCAGACAAGTCGAACCTTTCCGGGAGTGCCTGTTTTCCGGTCAATAACATTAGTATTATAACATTGCGCCACAAATCCCTGGAATGTCTGGATCTTTTTATAGAATGCTTTTATTCGTGATACTGCTGTGTTGTCGGTTGATCCGCGCTTGAGCCCTATCAGTTCTTCTGGTACACCAAGACCGGATGCTACACGCATCAAACTGATATCATTATACTCTTCGACTTTCTCAAGTCCACCTTCATCAATATTCTTTATCTCAATATCGTGTGGGGTTATGAACTCGTTCTTGACCTCAATATCTTCGAACTTCTTGCGGATATCATCAAGAACATCATCCGGTATGAGTTCCGCTTCTCTGCCTACTTTAACATGATACTTTTTGAATCCATGCCTGAACATTGCTGTAGATGAAGCATCAGCTACTTTCGTATCCCTGATAATATCATCATAGGCACGTTTCATGAGCGATAAACCGTATAATGAACCGCTTTGAGGTAATAGAACAAGATGCGTTATCTGGTCGGGTTTAAGTTTCGTCCCCGTTCCGGTATTCTCGTCCTGAACCTGGGTATATGATGTGATGACACCTTTATCGTCATAATCAATATTGAAATCAATCGGACTCCTAGGTGCAAGTGTGATTATTTCCCCTCCGTTGCCCCGTGTTCCGACATTCTCTTGAAATGCATCACCGTAAACAATCGCATCGCTGACCGCTTGCCAGACGATTTGATTGAAGTTGATACTGTTCAGCCAAGCCTTTATATCATTGTTAGTATCTCCTTCAAGACGATAGCCATTTGAAAGAATGAAAAGCGGGTATAGATCCAGAGCAGTCGAGACAAGCCCCCCCTGTTCGTACATGTCACGATACTTCTTCAGAGTTTCACGATTCCGTTTCTTTTCTCCAAAAAATTGTTTTTGTTTCCCGCCGGTTTCAATCCATGTCTTTGGTTTGGCTTTCGCTATTTCTTCTGGTGATACTGGCGCGAGAGTGGCGGCAGGCAATAATTCAAGTTCTTCTAACGTCTTTTGCCTGCTACCGATGAGAATCATATCATATAATAATGTTCTTATGAGTATTTAGTTTTTATGGAAGGCTTCGCACAAGCCAGCAAGCGCAGTGCTGAGATAGTTACCATCTTCTCTTTTTCGATATAATGTTCCTGAACCTCTCAGGAGACCCGCCACCGCTGAGTTGATTTACGCTACCTGAAATAACATCGATGATATCGTCGTGTTTTCCCATCGGGAACAGGTCAAGTTCGTTCAAAATATCTGGAATTATCGGAATCCCCGAGTATATCTTGATGTTATGATGTGATGCTGCTGCTGATGCACCCTGTGCTCTCGTCACCTTGTCACCCGTCGCCTTCACACCATAGAATGGATATCCCTTGAGAACATACCGCGCGTAGTGGTCAATCATGCCTTTCCCAGATGATCCAGGTTCCTGTTCCATGAATATCTGGACTGCTTTTCCATCCATTTCAGCTACTTGCCGGATGAGTTTCTCAACATCGCCGGGAGATTTACGGAATCGAACCATATCTTTGATGAAATATTGGCCTTTGAATTCAGTCATGAGACAGCCAACAGTGTAGTCAGGGTCGTTATAGTCTTTCTGTTCAGTTGCAGCCAAGTCCCAGAAACGAATCGTTCTTCCTCTTGGTACATCATGCACGAAATCAAACCATTCCCTTCTGAACATCCCTGAACTGAATGAGATATCCCAATTGCCTTCTTTGAGTTGCGCGCGTGTGATCGGGTCGAGTTTATCCAGTGATTGTTCGTATGCTTTCTGATCAAGATAAGGATTATCAGTGTATCGAGACGGGATGAAAAACTTATCTGTTTCGGTTGTTGTGATGAATCGTGCTTTGACCCAATCCGCCCCAATATCACCGGGATTGCTGGCGGCCCTCATACGAAGAGGGAAATTACTTTCTTTTGTTTTTCGCAATCGAGAGAAGAGATAAGTATATTGACTTTCTAAAAATTGTGACAATTCATCAAAACAAATTGTCTGCAATTCAGAACCTTGATACCTGAATTTATCCCTTTCTGCTTCCAGATATCCAAAACTTACTGTTGAACCAGATGGAAATTGCCATGTTTTTGTAATTTCATCCCAGTGTGCATCAGTATTATGCAACCAATCAAATGCTCTGTCCATCAATGCACCCGGTAAGGAAAGATCTTTATATGATCTTCTCAAGACCAATGCAGAATATCCGTGGTATTGAACATACTGCAAAGCTATCATTAATAACGCCTCTGATTTTCCGCCCCCGGCACTGCCTCCGAATAAGCCTTCCGTTCCTTCTTTCATGATAAACTGTGCTTGTTTATCGGTAGGCTTTGCCTTGATATAAGGATTCTCACGTATGGTTTTTATGAATAATGCCATTCGCTGTTTATCTGAACTGGTGAGTGAGGTCATCTGCTCAACTCAATCGCCTGCGCGTATTCCTCAATTTCTTTCTTGATATCTATCTTCACAATGTTCAGTGTCTTATTGCTTCGATCTAAATCACCTTTCAATTCTGCCCGCAACTCCTGCGCTTTTATCAATGAATTGATGAGTGGAGCTATCTTTTCAGGACTTACACCAACATTCTGAGCTTCAAGAATGAGTTGATTAATTTTCTCCACAATCGAATTCATGGCTTCTGTCGGCTCAGAGGATAAAGTTGTAATTGGCTTCGGTAAACTGACATTCTTCATTGCCTGAATCTTATCGAATATTGCTTGCGCCTGTGGACTGATTACGATTGACATCTTTATGGTTTCCTCTTATGACTTATTGTATGGCACTCAACGCATTGGATTTTACAGTTATCTATTTTGAACTGTGATATATGTTGATGCCTGTGTTGTCCCTTACGAATCGGAATAATATGTGCAATAGTTAAATTTCTTGTAGAGCCACATGTTACACATTTAAAACCACATTTCTCAAGGATGCTTAATTTCTTTCTTGCTGTTCTTCCTTGGAGTCCTGTCTTGGTGGCTTTTAGTTTTATATCGTCTATATTTAATGCTAACATTTATACTATAATTCCCCGGTCTTGCCATTCTTTGATTATAGATTCAAGGTATTCTTTTTTGTATCCATCGCTTCCGAATAAGATATGTCTGCCTTTGATTGGTTTGTTTGCTTCTTTATCCACACTCAAATCATTTAAATCGTTTTGTATCGCCTTCCAGTCTTCCATATATTTTGTATATTTTTCAAGGTCTTTACTTTTCATATCCACAAGTTCTTTTATGGTTTTCATATCCATTTCAGTCATGATGTTATTATTCTCCTTTGATTATCTTAAAGGCTTCGCACAAGCCAACAGGCGCAGTGCGGAGATCGTTACTGCGGAGAGCAACTTCATACACTGGCAATGAATTCATATGCATTAATTGTTTTCTGTCCTTCTGGTAAATGTCTTCTCGCTGGAAGAATACAAAAAGTCGGTACTCCACTATATCCATTCTGTGCTGTTTTTGTAATATTATGGCAGTCAATACATAATACGACAAGGTTTGCAGGATGGTCTGAACCCCCCTCATATCGAGGTTTTATATGATGGACCTCGTATTTGTCTGCTTTTTTGCCGCAACATCTACATACCCCATTATCACGAGCTATAACAAGAATTTTAGTGCTTGAAAATGTCCAGGGGTGGGGTCTGTTAGTTCCTCCGTTGAAAATCGGAATATCATAATCACCATGTTCGATGTGCATGTTGAGATGTTTCTCAAACTGTTCTTCCGTTCTAACTGTCCATTTACACCAACAAGTAAAACTCATAAATTCTCATGCATGTATGTTAGCGTCATGCCCCGTTCTTATAGAACGGGGTCGTTTGACTTCGGTGTGCTGGTGTCATCATGCGTCATCTACACTTTGGATATCCAAAATCTTGATAATAATCCCAAGAAGCATTAAGTAGGAGATAAGTTCCGTTTTGATAGTATTGATATTTATCAATATTTCCTTGTCTAAACTTTTGCATTTGACATCTTCCGAGATAATAGAATGTATCTTGAAGTTTAGCTTCGGTATTCATTATTGACAATGGAAGTCTACTAAACTCATCTGTTCTCCCAGTAGTTATCATTACTCCTGCCAAGTAATATCTCATCTTTATATCATTATCCATCTTTGAATCATGAACATAAATAGTTTCAACTTTGTTATTATAATCCTCAGCAGAATACCATTCAGGGGAACTAATATTCATATCATAATATTCAGTTCCATCCATCATTCCACGCGCATATCCAGAATATTTGTTATTTCTTATTAATTCTCTTGAATCAATCATTAGTTTCAATGCATTTCCTGTTTTACTTACATGAACAAAAGAACCAGATTCTTCTAAGAACCCACTTTGGTATTGTAACCCTTCATCAAATCCACGTACAAATTCCTGTTTACTATTCCATATTATGTTCTCTCGATAACTTTCTTTACTTAAATCTGCTAATTTGTATTGAACTGCAATAATTAGTAAGAGTCCAGTTATCAGTATTATAACTAAGTGTACTTTACCCATTGCTTATCACCATAATATAAATACCTTTAAACATATATAAGATTATGCCTGCATTTTAGCTTATCACCAAATAAACTCTTTTGCAGGCACTCATTTTACGCATCTTGCGACTCCGCAGAGTCGCTACCCGTTCGTTCGTAGATGCCTCGGACTTGTAGTCCGAGGCATCTACTGTCGTGGAACACTATGCATGCGTTAGCAATCATAATTCAGGGTCAATTCCGAAGTTCACGATCTGATTATGTTTACGAACCGCTGATCGGAACTTTATAATTCTATCTCTTTCCCATGCAATAGGCTCTATATCTGGCGAGACTTGGTTATCAAACCAACAATCATTGACCTTTACATTCCAATATTTACATAGTTCTAATTTGAGACAATTTTCACCATAAGATACCGCCGGATGATTACAAATCATAAAAATTGAAAGATCCTTGTAGCCTACTTTTTTAAGAATATCTACCGCCTTTTTAATCCTTTTTTGGTCACTATATCGCCAATCCCAAGCAAAATGAATTTTGATAAACCTGCTCACTTTCAATGCTTCAGCAATTTCTGGGGTTAAAAACCTAAAATCCAATCCACATTCTAACCACGGATAAACAACCTTCCCATTAACTCTAATATCCTTGAATGCTTGAATTTTTTCAAGAGCATGGGGAGAAGCAAGAAGATTCATATCAATTATCCTAACATCACACCGCACGATTTCAGGTATTTCATATTCTTTTTTAGGGATTGCCTCTTTTGGTTCCCTACACCATGGACAATTATGAGGACACCAACCCTCTGATAACCTGAACATCTGAAATTCATCAACGATAGTATTCTGTTGCCCTGTTGAGTAAGATTTATCCTGTTGTTTCATCCATCCTCCTTAGCGTTAATGCCCCGTACAAAGCCCGCAGGCGGCGTACGGGGTCGGTCACTACCTTGTTCTTAACTCTTGGCGCGGTATAACACAAATACATAATACGTGGAAATGGATTCACCCAACAATCATTTCCTCGTTCACATGGTTTCGTTCTGCATTGCGGACAAGCATTATCAAGTAATTCTTTCCAGATTTTGTCATGACACTCTGTGCAAAGGAACTGCTCCCAATGATTGTTTATATCAATTGGTTCACCGAAATCATCTTCGGTTAAGATTTCAATTTCATTTTTACAATTTTCGCAAATTGGTTTTTTCATTTCAGATACCCTCTCTTAACAGCATCTTTCTTACATAGTGCAACATAGCCGGAATCAACCACGTTCTTGAAGAAGTACAACTTCCTTCTATTGTGGCAGGCATCACATTTCTTTCTTGTGGGCATTCATCGCCGTTCAATCCTGCGAAGCGTATGGGTACGGGCACTCGCTACTCATCGTTTCCCTCTTCGATTCGTGTTACTGCTTTCTGGAACTTTTTCATTAGTTCAGGTAAAGGCAAATAAATATCTACTAATATATCTCCTTGCCCCGTGGCAGTCATGATTTCAGGTTCATCTGCCATATTCCCTCCTGAACCGATGAGAACTATGACCACTTTCACTTTTCGGTAATCGCTCATTTTTGCTCCTTTGCTTATAACCCCGGTATTCGTAACTCGGTACGCTCTGACCAATTCAAACACGAACAATTCATCAAATGCGCGAACTCAGGTGATTGACAACGCAACGTTGGCGCAGCGCAGGAAAGGCATTGTTCTTTCGTCAAGATATCACGACCCCTTATTCCCGATCTTGAATAAATGACCTTTGAACTGACGCATGAATGGGAATACAACGAATACCGGCTTAACAACGCGCTGCTTTACTGGCGCCTTCCATGAGATTCGCTCATCTGAGTCAAAGTCTATATCGAGTGCGTGATATAAATCGGCGAAATTGTATGAACAGTATGTTGTCGATGCGGTTTGATAATAATCCGTGAATGCTGTCACTGTATCACTCAACCGGCATGACAAGCTGAGATACATCCAACTTCAACTCGTCAGCGATCTTCATTTTCGTCAACTTCCGCAAATGAGCAGTCAATGCATCTTCGCCAAAAACACTCAAACCACCCTTCCTGCCGCCGTTCTCAGCTACCAATACTCTTATCTCTGTCTCAATCTCATCACTTATCTGAAATGTCATTCGTCCCATAATATACTATCATATGTGAATATATGGTATATATAAGTTACCTAAAACGATACGGAATGCCGGGGGGAATCCGGGCATTGCCTATTAGAACAAGTCGCCACCCCCATACCAAACGATATAATTATGGAAAGATATGTATTGATGTGTATAATATATAAACGTAAGAATGCTTATTAGTGAACGCTATTAACTTGCTACCGGGGCATGTACATAGTGTATGGTCGCGCGCGCGATCTATCATAGTTACGTCGCGCGTGTGCATGATGAGTATGAGTATGATTGGTTGCCTGGGTGTGGATGCGATCCGATCATTGCGCCAGATTCCCGTAACGCAATTTGCGCACATCGACCGATAACTATATAAACCAATACGTGCATAAGGTAACATGTTGCAATGATAGCAACGTGGAGAAAATAAACTATGACTAAATATGAAATCGGCGTTAAGAATGTGTATACAGGAAACATCTACTACACTGGCATGACAGTGCATGCAGACAATAGAGACAAGGCAATAGACAACTACTTCACGATATCCCGTGATGACGTTGCACGAAATCTGATATATGCTAATGAGGTGTAAACATGGCAAATAAAGTGTACGACATCATAACCTCGCAAATCATCGCGCAGCTCGAAAAGGGAGTAATACCCTGGAAGCAATCATGGACTGAGGGAGGATTGCCGCGAAATGGTTATAGCAATAAGCAGTATAACGGGATAAATACCTTTTTGCTTGCATCGAAGGGATATATAAATCCTAATTGGTTTACCTTCAATCAGGTAAATGAGATGGGAGGTAACGTTAAGAAGGGAGAAAAGGCAACAATGGTAATCTTCTGGAAAAAGTACACTTCAGCACAAAAGGATGACGGCAGGCAGCCGGGAGAGATGAGCACCAAAGACCTTGATGAACACTTGGTAATGAGATACTATAACGTATTCAATTATGAGCAGACAAAAGGACTTAACGCTGTGAAATACGCATCTAAAACACAAGTATTCAATCCCATAAGCGCCGCGGAGGATATCGTAAAGGGATATTCTAATGCGCCATCAGTACAACATGAATACCAGCGCGCGTACTACATGCCATCATTTGATACTGTGAACATGCCGAAAAAGGAAACATTTGTTAAGCCTGAGTTCTATTACAAAACCCTTTTCCATGAACTCACGCACAGCACGGGACATGAAAGCAGGCTTAACCGGCCGCTAAAAGGTTTTGCAGAATCAAATAAGCAGGACTACAGTAAGGAAGAGCTCATAGCAGAAATGGGCGCTTCGTTCTTATCCGGTCGCGCCGGGATATTTGAGCATGAGCAGCTCGAAGAGAGTACCGCTTATATTCAATCATGGATCAAGGTCCTGAAGAATGATACACAAATGGTAATCAAGGCGGCCAGCGCGGCGCAAAAGGCAGCGGATTTTATAACCGCTGCTAATTAATTTTTTGGAGTGATAAAACATGAGTAATAAAATGGAAGCAATCGAAGCAATCAAGACCGTACGTGAGTACATGCCATCGTCAGAATTAAACGCAATAGCGCACGGATGCAGGACAGAAGAAAAACAATTTTTCTTCGATAAACTGGTTGAGATGGCAGAGAGAATCAATACCATGCCGGTAACGTATGAGCAGGACGGCAAAGGCAACAAAGCTATAGCATATCTGCATTACTTCAAAGGTAATCAAAACTGGTACATCACAGAACGCGACATAGGCGCGCCTGGAGATTTTGAGCAACGGCAGGCATTTGGATTAGCAGATTTAGGTTATGGGGCTGAATTAGGGTATGTCTCAATCATGGACTTATGTAAGGCGGGGATTGAACTTGATATGCACTTCACGCCGCGCACCCTGGAAGAGATACGCACGGAGGCAGAAGCACAAGCATCATTATCATAGAAGGTGATTTTTTTTATTTTTTATCGGTAGTATAGTGGTACTGTTTTTGTTTTAGTAATACCACTATTATTTTTATTTATACTACCGAAAAACTATAAATAGAATTAGAATATATTCAGATATGTCACTTAAATTATGAAATACACGACTAAAAGCAACAGGAATTAATATGAATCGAACA